GAGATATGCCCTGCTCCACACGCTGGCTCCCAAACGCGTGCATTAAACTGCTCTACAGCTAGCAGCGCTTCTACAGCTTCCGGAGGTGTTGGATAGTAATCATCTTTATGCCGGCGGTTAGTCATGTATGATAACCCCCTCGTAGATTAATCGCTCTAGCATGCGGTCAGACATTACGTCTGTTGGTTTTTTCACTAGCTCAATAGTCTCAAAACGCCCCTCACAAAATTTGCATTTACGTTTGCGAATTATCCTATTGCGTGTTTCTCGCGTGCTATCCACAAAATGCTTACCGTCAACATCGCAATGAGGGCAAATCATAGCGCACCTACCTGATTGGCATATTTTTCTGCCATATCGGTCCTTGGGTTCGCACGCAGCTCTATCATGTTGCCAAGAAAAAACTTTAGCTGTGATAACTTATCAATGGTTGCAACTGCGCAGCCAAGTTCCAGCAGCTGGTCTTGGATTTGTTTTTGTTTATCGGTAAGTCTGCCCTTGCCCGGCGCTTTTACTTCTACGAAAATCGGTGAAGCAATACCATCCCACCAAAACTGCTGGTGTACAAATATCTCAATGTCTGGAAACCCTGGCTTCATGCCCAGGTCTATTAATCGTTTAGTATACGCGACATGCCGCTTGCCCTCATTCGGACTATGGTGCCATAGACTTTTTTCTGGCAACGCAGCATCCAGCCATTTAGCTATTAGTTTTTGGAACTCATCTTCACTCATTGTAAAAGTCATTCGGCATAACCGAACCCATAGTAGCTAACTTGATAACTTGCATTTTATCCTTGCTTGGCAACACAGAATGGTCACACCAACGCTTAACTACTGTTGCGTGTTTTACGTCCAGAAGTTGCGCCAACGCATGGTAGGTGAGACCCTTTTGTATTCTGAATTGATTAAGTGTCATAACATCAGAAATTAATTATTTTGACAAAATATGTCAAATAATGTTACTCATTATGTCTGTCTGTGTCGGCGCGTGACGATACATGACTTGATAAACAAAATATTTGAATGGTTATGGGGAGGAATTTATAATGCGACATGCGAATCATGACAAAGATAGTATTATGGATACATTGTATAACAATTTGTCAAAGAAAATTAGACAAACTGGCATGGAGAAAAAAGAGGTAGCCAGGCGTAAAGGTATAGCGCCAGAAACGCTATCGCGACATTGCAGTGGCAAAATCCACCTAACACGTAAAGATGCGGATGAATATGCACAAATACTAGGCTGCCGAAGCGCAGAAATATTATATCCATTAGACCCACATCCTATCATTGGCAAATGGAGTATATCAAATTATTGCCCAACTAATCCGCAATTAGTCAGAAAATATGAGTACGGTTTGTGCCTGCAAATGTCTAATACTGAAGTCACTAAATGTGACATGGTTTATTTGCGTACTTTATACTCCAGGCAGATAGGCGTATTTATGTATGATTTTACAGCAGAAGAATATGCAAAAACAGGATTTCCACAAACGCCGTGGTGGACGCCCAGCAAGCTAGATATTATCAATGTAGACTATTACAATAAAGGCGTGGATAAAAATTGTTTTCAAAATTTATGTTATTGTATGACTTCTGATGAATTGCATTTATGGGGTTATTTATATCCAGAACCAGAATTTAATCGCTACACAGTGCATGTTCCCAAAACACTAGGCTTTGGCAATGTACAAACACAAACTGGTGTCGAGCTAAAATGGGCATGTCCAGTGCTAGGCAGCATTTTCAGACCTGACCTACGTGACTTAGAAATAGTTCCATATGAAGCATAATTGATATAATATGCAATTCTAATTACGTCATTTGTAGTTTTCTATTGACACATAAATCATTTGAAATGCATACTCGTCCGAAAACTTACGGACAACCGCTATGGCATTTCAAGAAACACCACACTTTGCAAAGAGATATAACTGGTCACATCACAGCAACCCAGAATCAGTTCCTATTTGTAAAAAGTTTTTCGAAAAAGTGCATGTACGCCCTGCATTAAATGCAGCCTGGCAAGTTGTAAAAGGCGAAGCAGCTGGCGATAAATCGCAAGCATTCAAAACAATCAATAAATACGCAGAAACCAATGCCAAAATGCTAGCCGGGCGCACTGTTCAAGAAATGTGCGACATGGTGATTCTTGAAAATAAGAGCCAAGAAGAAGCAATGGAACACGGTGCAGCTGCATTCCGCGATTACAAGCCCCTCAACTGGCAGGCAGAAAAAGATGCAGCACAAGCAGAGATTTGTGCAGAGGAGCTGCACAGCGTCTTTAAAAACGCATTAGAAGGGTTAAACGAAGCGCAAGCAGCATTGGGATTGAATAGACTTACTGGTGAGGCAGACATACTAGCAGACTGGCGAGGTTTACAGCTGCGCTTTAATGGCAAACCAGACTATAGCAAGCGTGTGGAATTAAAAACGGTATGGTCTAGTGTTGCCGATACCAAGTCTGGCAAACGTGCCGGCAGCGTGCCAACAAACCCAACACACAGCCATCTGTGTCAGGTTACCGGGTATTGGGTCATAACGAATCGCTTATCACAATGCATTGTGCAGACCAGCGCCACAAAAACAAATGTACACACAGAAGATAATTGTGAGCAGCTGCAAGACGAAGCGATGCACATACGCGCACAAGCTATTACAGCACGCTGCAAAATCCGTGAAAATTTATTGAAGACAGCTGAAACAAAAGAACAGCTGTTCGCCCTTATAGAACCCGACTTCAGTCACATGTATGCCTGGAACATAAGCCCGGAAGCATTGTTCGAAGCAAAACAACTATTTGGATTCGCATAATGAGCAAACTGAGTATGCACATACAAGCTGCTACACCTCGCCGGCGCAGGCGATACACAACACTGCGCAGCTTTTTAGTTTTGGTAGGAATCTTAGCTGGCATGATGGCTGCGTTTTTAATAGCTGTGTTGCTATTTTTTATTTTAATCACACTAACGACAGAGGTTTATTGATGGATGATATGCAGTCTGCTCTCGCAGAATTAAAACAACTTAACAAAGATGGTGGTCTGAGCATCCACAACAAAAAATATAGCACAGTGCCAATGCGCATTGAGATATTTCGCAAACATTTTGGCACTAAATACAGCATCCAAAATGAGATACTTATAGATGACGGCAAACGCATAGTCGTGCGCTCTGTCATAAAAGATACTGCTGGCAATGTGCTGGCAACTGGACACGCCGAAGAGTTTCGCGGAACCACCAACATAAATAAAACCAGCGCTCTTGAAAATGCGGAAACATCCGCAGCTGGCAGATGTCTAGGTATGTTCGGATTACATGGCGGCGAAATGGCTAGCGCCTTCGAGGTAGAGGTAGCAATCGACACACAACAGGACATGACAGATTTTGTCATAGCAGCGCATGGTTCAATTACAGCATGTAAATCACAAGTCCAGCTGGCAGCTTGGTTTGATAAATCAACAAGTCAAATGGACGCGCTCGAAAAGCAAGACCCGGACGAATGGACAAAAATAGTAATAGCATATGAAGAAAAAGAAGAGGAATTAAAAAATGGCACAGCCTGATTATAAAAATTCAAATGTAAAAGTAGCATTCCCAGCGCCAGGCACAGCCCAGGTTGGAGTAGCCTTATATCTCAACGTAGATGACGAACTAGCCAGCTTACTTACGACATATTGGGATAAGACAGGACAATCACCGTCCATTGCATTTTCTCAAAGGAAAAAGAACGAGGATTGGGAGAAAATGGGCAATGCAAAATTATTTCCACCGGATGAAAAAAACGAGGCTGATACAGGCTCGTACAGCGGCAGTAATGAGCATTCTCAGGTTGAACGTCCGGACAGTTATGAAACTCAGCCAGCAAGCGCAGAAACAACAGCAACACCAAGACGGTCATTTAGGTAAAATATTATGTCATTATTAATAAATACAAAACAAGCAGCAGAATTATTATTTGGTCAGACAACTGAAACAGCACGAAAACGGGCAATGCGTTTTGCTGACAGTAACAATATAGAACCCATAAGAGATGGACGTTATATTTATTTTAGGCGTGAAGACATCGAGAATATAACAAGGCAGAAGACTGAAGCTCCGCGCGTTCATGTGGGTGCTAATGGTCTCAGCTTGGGTAACTAATCAGTCCATGACTGTACACGCTGCGGCTGACCTATTTCTCTAGTTATAATATTATATCTGCTACTAGACCCTCTGAACTCTTTTTTGCGCGGCAGATAGCGTTTGTTACTTACATCAAATGATCTAGTGTCTGCGTCTTCTTTCAGTATACAGCGCATCCATTCCACAACATTCGGCAGCTGGTCATCTGTTATAGTTGGGCAGCGTACATCTAGCCATTCTGGAAACCTTTTTAAACCAGGATCATATTCTGCTGTTACTCTTGCACCAGCGTTCATGTGATATTGCCAGTTACCCCGGCGCACCCGGACACGGATTTCATGGTTACCAAATTGCCAGCGTGTCTCATGCGCACCCAGTGTTTTTATGTCACCACCAACTCTATACTTTTCTATTAGACGCGGCTCCATGTTACACCCCTAACATTGCAGCAGCAGCTGCTTTTTTCTGGTTTTGTTTCTCAGCGTTACGGATGCTGTGTCCGTACTGTTGATATGTAAAGTTGCTGTTTGTATGACCCATACTTGCAGCTATCTCTGCCCAGTCTGTGCCTAGCTGGGTAATCATGTGGCTGGCAAAGTAATGGCGTAGGTCACTCCAGATTATATCGATGCCAGTACGTTCTTGGATACGATACATTAGCTCGCGGATTGTTTTAGGCTGCTTGGGCTGCCCAGTGTTAGTTGCAAAAATGATATCTGTATCAGCACTAAACCGTGAACTTAGACGCAGCTTACGCAGCTCTTGGATAGCGTCAGCTGGTAGCACAGCAACACGATTACCGCGCTTAGTTTTTGTTGTGCCTATAACATGACCACCGTCACGCTTTACTGCTTTATTAATATCTACCTCGCCTGCGTCAAAGTCGATATCTGCCCATGTCAATGCGCGTATCTCGCCCTGGCGCATGCCGGTGTACATAGCAACAAGAAACATGACGCGCCAGTTATCTGCTTCACCTTTTAGACCGACATCTAAAACATCACGCATAGTCTGACTGCTAAAATTCTTAACGCGATCTGTACGGCTAGATAATTCATAACTTTGCCCTAGTGTTACTTTGTCTAGAAAATTGTTTGTGATATACCCTTGGAGCTGACAAAAATTTAGAAAGGCTTTCGCCATCTTTAAACGTGCAGCAGCGCGTGATTTGCTGTTACTACCTTTCTCGATAGCAATGCTAAATGTGTTGACTAGCAGCTCTGCATTTTTTGGCTGCACAACTTTTTGCAGCTGTAGAGACCCAAAACGCATATTATTTATTTTGATGTCTAAAACATATTTTACACAGCGAACTGCATCTTTGTAATGTTCTTTGCCAATCTTGCCGGCATCAACTTTGAGTTGTAATTGTGCAAAATATTTTTTTGCAGCAGCGTCAGCTAATTTGATAGAAGTTGTGTTTTCTGTAATACCTAAGTCTGCTTTTACTAGAAGCTCAGCAGCTGCTTTTTTTGCTGCGCTTTCTGTCTTATAATTACCAAACTTCTGATGCATACCTAAACGTCTTGCATCTATCACCCAATAATTTCTATGCTTGAATACTTTTAGTTGCTTAGACATGGTACTGCTCCATCGCAGCTGAACGATACTCGTCATAACTTTCTTTAGTTACAAAACGAAAAGTAGATTGACCGTTGAAACTGTCTGTAATCTCAAACGGTGTAAGACTGAATATTCTACCGTCCACCATTTCGAGTGTGTAATTTAAACTGTAATAGGGGCATGGACGTACATTTGTTACCGTACCCCACCCTGACCTATTTGCCATGTCACCAGTGTAGTAGATGCGCTGCCCTGTAATATACATAATTGACTCCATAGATTGTTTGTAATTGATAACTCACGAATCAAATATGACATAATATGTCAATTTACTCAAGTCAAAATGAACACAAAACGAACACAAACGTGTTTTTGGCACAAAAAAAGACCCCGAACATTGCTGTCCGAGGTGTATTAAACTATTGATTTTATTTATTTATTTAGTGGCGGGAGTGACGAGACTCGAACTCGCGGCCTCTGGCGTGACAGTCTGGCATTTTAACGGTTTTTGACGGTATTTGAACGACACACATCGACATATTTCCTAAGTTTGTACGTCACCAAACTACTCCTATCGACACTGAAAGTCACCTGAATAATGAACACAAAATGAACACAGCGATCTGCAATTTAGTGTCCCCAGATTTCAGTACGATCCCATCATTCTAGGCTTGCCCTCACCCATTGCACCTATCTTTTGTTTCTTCTTCATTTTTGTCATAGGTGTGGTATTGCGTGATGCTTGCTTGCGTGCTGTTGCCATCCCCTGGAGCTTGTCAAATTCTTTATTACCTAGTTTCTGCATACCTTTACTCCTAACTTTTCTTGTGACGGTTAGCAAACTTACGTGCAGCTGCTACGCTGCCAAAACCCCAATCTGATAATGCTTCAGCTTTCGGAGTCTTGCGTCCTTTACTGTCTCTCATCGGACCGCGCATGCCGGCAAAACGAGCTGCAAAAGAGACGCGCCTGCCACTTGTTCCTGTCTTCTCAGGTGGACGGCTCATAGCTATTTATCTTTCGGTTTGAAGCCGCCTTTCTTGCGCTTCATCATGTTGTAGGTCTTACTATCTATGGTTGTATTTTTCTTTGACCTACTAGTGCCAGCTTTTTTCCGTTTGTTCATATTTTCATATAAGCTCATGTTGTAATCAGGCTAAGCGCCTGCTCCCTGGTTTCGTTATTACGGCGTGTCCAACCTCGACCAAAAGTCTCGAAAGTTCTTAGTCGCTCGTAGAACGCCTGCCGCCGCATACACAACCGTTCTACTGTTTCTTTGGGGTCTAGGTGATACACTGCTTTGAGTGTCTGCTGCCCTATAACGCCATCAGCTGTAACCCCAGCGTGCTTCTGCAACATGCGTGCAGCTCTGCCTGTTCCGCTATTGACTGCCCAATCGAACACTGACCAATCGATACCGCCTGGGAGTTTGTCACCCATGACCCTATCCCAGTAATTTCTTTTATAAATTGGCAGCACATCTTCTTCTGTGAGGTCACGCATATCTTTAGCAACAAAATCCTGTTCTATGCAGTAGGCTTCATAGACGCGCTGTGTCACACCTAAATTGGTTACGCCACCTGGGTCATCTGGGTGATCTACAAAGCCTCCTTCATGCTCCATAAGCCAGGCAAAGCACTGTTCAAAATTTGTATTCATTTGGTCAATCCTTTTGCCTTTTCAAAACTGCGCAAACCACCTAGCCCAAGCATTCCAAGCAGAACTGTGGTTAATGTTTCCATATCGAAACTAGGTAATTCTGGTATTTCAACACCAGCAATCGCAGCTGCGAAAAGAATAAGCGGAGCAAAGACAAAGTGGTACGCAAGCGCCACCCCACAGACCCATCCGACAAAGGGACGCCATCCAGCAACAAAAATTGATCTGTGTTGGGCTTCTTGTTTATTGACTCCGACTTGAGCGAGGGCTGCTTCGTGGGCTTGTTTTTCTGCGAGTGTGGCGATTTCATGGGCTAATGCATTTTTCTGATCTTTATCTTCAATAAATTTATCTAACAGCGGTGTCACACCGCCAATGATTGCTTGCAACATTATTTACTCCTAGATGCCCAGGCACTTGTTGTCATAAACGTAGCAACGATGCCTAAGTTCGCTACTACGTATGTACTCAGCAGCGCTGTAACCATTTCTATCCTGCTGTCTGGTATGATCGGTGACATGCTTATGCAGATAAGCACTATGCTCGACAGTGAGCTAACCCAACAGATTAGTCGCTGCTGGTCTGCCATACGGTTACTATTCTCTAGCCGTATAATCTGCTCTTCTGTTTCTAATTCTTCTTTGGTAACGATGCCGTCACCATCCAAATCATGCGGATTTTTTCTTGTCATGCTGAACCTCTGTTCTGCCAGAGAAATAAAATAAAAATGAAAAATCCAACAATCGTTATTACAAGAAACATGATGCTAACAATCTCAACAAAGTGTCTTCTTGCTTCTCTCTGCGCATATAATGTTTCTTTGCGCTGTTTTCGTATGTCTGCTTCCATCCGCAACAATTCTTGCCAAGCATTTGGACCACACATTGCTGATATCAATTTTCTAAGTTCATCTCTTTGATTTTCTAATTGTTTTTTTTGCGTGAATAACTCGATAGCCTCTTGCTCAACAGAGGCACCAGAAAATAGCTTCTTGAATATAGGTGGGTGCTTCGCTTCGTGATGCGCCCTGTCAATATCGGATACAGCCGACATCCAACGTGACAAGTCTTTACCCATGGACTCAATATCTCTGCCTATCGATACCCCTTTTTTTAAAGCGTTAAATGCACTACCGGCTATAGCGATAGCACTTACTGGGTCTACCATTAGCCAGATACCAGTATCGTTATTAGCAATAGTATGACTGCACCAGCTGTACCGATCATGATTGCTTCGATACGTTTAATGCGTAAGATCGTTTCTTTCCAGCGCTCCGCGCACACAGCCTCATGCGTGTCCAGCTGGTGCTGAACATCGTTCACAGATTTTTTCATGATTTACCTTTGATTTATTACTTCCAGCGTGTCATGTGCTGTTAACTTATCGGTTTATTTACCAGTAAAATTAGTATGGAGAATTACCCAAAATAGATTTATCCCATGCGGCTTTTAGTTCTGCAATTGTTGTTGCATCTGTAATAGCTTGTGCGGCTGGGGCATCTCTAAGTGCGTTCTTTGCTGTAGCTATATCTGTTGTGCTTGCACCTGTTTCCAGTGCTTTCATAAGCTCAACATCTTTGGCTTCCAGTAAAGGAGCGCGAACCTCACGAATTTTGTCTTTAAAAATGTTTTTCGCAGTGGCTAAGTCTTCTGATATTACATTACCAGAGAGTGTCCAAGCACCACGAAAATGACGGTCAGACGGCTTAGTAACACTAGCGGCATTTGCCTGATTGCCGTCCTTATCTATTATGTATGTTGCTACAGCCATTTTAATACTCCTATGCGGCTAGTTCTTTAGAGATACGCCAAGCGTTTCTCCACTCTCTTGTTGCAGGAAGTTGATTCTTCCTACAGATAACCATCTTAGGACGATTACCTTCATCCCAATTCTTCCAAACATGCTCTGGCACATCTTTTTGAATTAGGTATTCTATTGCCTGTTCTTCAGTCATAGCTTCCATAGGTTCTGTCTGGTGCAGCAGATAACCTCTTGTGTGCTTCTTAAAGTCAGGTTGTGCTTCGTCCTTTTTTAACTCCCAGTACACCCACACTGGTGGAAGTATACCGCCCTGTAAGGCGCAAGCCATCCAATTAGGGTCAGGCACAAGTATTTTTGCACACTCATCTATGTTGTCTTCATATACCACACGATATTCTGATTGCACTCCATCAAGGTTTTCTTTAGCCCAACATAGTCTGTCGAATAGATGTGTGCCTTGAAAGTGTGGTGTCTGCATTATGCTAAATCTCCGAATACTGTTGAACAACCAATTAAATCTGAATCACTACTACTGTCTGCATCATGCCCTTGAAAAGCGATAAGACTTGTTGTTGAAACTCCAACATCAAGGTTATTTGTGTTGTTTGCCGCAAGTGTTCCTTCAGTCCAAATATACTGTTTGTTTTGCATTGCGTTGGTTAGGTTTCCGTGTATATCCCCAGTTCCTTCATCTGAGCCACTTGATATGTTTAATGTTTCAGAAGAAATTGCATTAGTAGCTATATCCATTGTAGTAGAACTGCGTAAATTCATTCCAAATACTACTTTTGCGGCTCCTTGATTAATATCAGAGGTAGCAACAGTGTTATTACCACTCGCATCTTTTAATGTATTTACTCTTAGTTCACTCATGCTAAGTCTCCAAAAACAGAAGAGTTTACAACGTCCATATCATCTGCGTTTTGATTATCTACCCTTATACAAATAACCCCATGTGAACTAGTTGCATACCCTGTATCTGCGCTTGTTCCACAACCAACAACTCTAGGCTGTGCTTTATCAGTTTCTGTTGCAATTCCTTGAACTATGTATGTTGTGTTTCCCATATTACTTGTAAAATTATACGTATAATCACCCGTTCCTTCGTCAGTCATACTTGCTGTATTCAAGCTATCGGTAATAGCAACTGTTCCTGAACCATCTCCATTTGTCCAAACTTTAGCACTTCCGTTAACGACAAAATTAGTTGCGACAGACCCTGCGGTTGAATGGGTCAATGTATCCGCTACTATTGTACCAGCCATTATGCTAAATCTCCTAAAAACGCTAAGCTACCCCTTGGATTATCTTGTACACCGTAATGTTCTCTGGTTTGCACTATCACGCTACCAGCCGCAGGAGATGTTCCATGTTCTATATCTATATGACCACCGAAACCACTCACCGATTGTTGTCTGCCTGTTATCAAAGCATAATTAGCATTACTAAAATCATTGTTAACAGCAAATGTGTGGTCGCCTGTTCCGTTATCAACAACACTAGTCATGTTAAAACTGTCTGAAACACCAGTAAGGTCAGAGTTACTTGTTAAGTTTGCGCTTACATAAACAACCCAAGCCTTTGGCGCGTGTTGATTAGTTAGTGTGACTGCACCACCAGATGTATTCTGTATTGTATCTGCTTTTAATGTACTCATTTCCACCTTGGCCCTTCAAACCATGCTACTAAACTTACTCTTGTTCCACTCAGAACTGGTGTTACTCTATGTTGCAAATAGGAAGGAAAGACTAAAACTGTTCCCTTTTTAGTAGATAAATTATAATCTGGTGTTTGTGTTTCGTTAAACTCAAAGCCACCACCAGTGTAATCTTCTGGCTTACTAAGCTGTACTGTCACAGATAGCTTTCTGTCGTATGCTTTGTCTCCATTCCAATGAATGTCATGGTGCCAATCATAATGACCAGAATCTGTTGCGTGATACTCTGTGTATTGAATGTCGCCAACACTGCTTATATCAAACCCAAAAGCATTTCTATTTGCTTCTTCAACATATCCCCACAATAAATTTCTTACATCATTATCATTGGTTAGCCATTTCACCTTTGACCTACGAACATCTACATTTACTTTGCTATCTGCAAATGTAGTAGCATTCATGTCAGGCAGTGCATCTGCCTTTTCGGTTATCAGTGCTAATTTATTGTCGGATAAAGCACCACTCCATAATTGCCAGTTTTGTCTCATATTACTGTCCAATTCTCTCCGCTTCCTACAGTCACAGTCACTCCACTATCAATAGTAATTGGTCCTGCACTATAAGCATTATAGGTGTTTGTAATTGTATAATCTGCGCTTACATTTTGTTTGTTTTCCCAAAAAGGTTGATTACTGCTATTTCTAATTACACCATTAAAATCACCGCTAAATGTACCGCTTGGTCCAGTTGGTCCTGTCGGTCCTGTCGGTCCAGTAGACCCTGCTGAACCAGAAGGACCACTAGGTCCTGTTGGACCTGTTGGACCTGTAGACCCATCGCTACCATCGCTTCCTGCCGGACCAGAAGGTCCTGGAGGACCAGCAGAGCCTGTTGACCCTGCCGGACCAGTTGGACCTGGCGGTCCTGCGGAACCATCACTTCCATCACTTCCTGCTGGACCTGTCGGTCCTGTTGGACCAGTTGACCCTGTGGGACCTGTGGGTCCTGTTGGTCCAGTAGCTCCACGCAAATCACCTGTGCTAAATCCTAAACCATCATCAGATGTAAATGTAACAACTCCTGTAGGGGCAGCATAACTGCCGCCTGTAAAACCATCACCTGTTGGTCCTGTTGGACCTGTTGGACCAGTAGGACCTGTCGGTCCTGTTGGACCTGTAGAACCGTCTGAGCCATCTGACCCAGCCGGACCTGTGGGACCTGGTGGACCTGCGGAACCTGTAGATCCAGTTGGTCCCGGAGGACCAGCAACAGTCGAATCAGCACCTGTGGGTCCCGTTGGACCTGTAGGACCAGTAGGTCCGGTGGATCCTGCTGGACCAGCAGGTCCTGTTGGTCCTGTTCCTCCATCATTGCCATCTGCACCAGCAGGTCCTGATGGACCAGTCGGACCTGTACTTCCTGCCGGACCAGTCGGTCCAGTAGGTCCTGCAACGGTGGAATCTGCTCCTGTTGGTCCAGTTGGTCCAGTTGGTCCTGTCGGACCCGTTGGTCCAGTTGGTCCAGCAGGTCCAGTCGGTATTGTAAAATCAAATGTTGCCGATGATGATGAACCAGAATTACTTACAGATGCGCTACCACCAGCCGGACCTGTTGTAGTAGAACCAACAGAAATAGTTGCAGCAGAACCTGTGGGGCCAGTAGGACCTGTTGAACCTGTGGGTCCTGTCGGTCCATCTGGTCCGGTGTTACCTTGAACACCTTGCGGTCCGGTTGGTCCAGTAGAGCCTGTAGGACCTGTCGGTCCTGTAGAGCCAGTCGGTCCTGTTGGTCCGGTTGGTCCTGTATCGCCCTTGTCACCTGTTCGTGCAAAGGTAATGATTACATCTTCTGCGTTGCTAAATGATGTAGCAGAACCACTTACATAAGCATTTGTTACTGTAAAATAACCTGTGTTCTCCGATAATGCGCTTATGGTAAACAAAGCAAAGTCATTTGCATTTAGTCGATTAGATATTCTAAAATGACCTTTGATGGTGCTTGTGCTATCATCTATTGTTCTTACAAATGATTGTATGTCTGTGCCATTGTCATCTGTATCATCAATATACATTTCTGTAGCCAATGAAATATTAGCGTTGTTAAAACGTATTTTGCCAGTTCCAGGATCTGAATCTGTTGTAGTTGTATCAAACGTATAATCGAATGTTGCCCCACCAAAGTTACCATCTGGTCCTGTGGGACCTGTGGGTCCTGTACTGCCTGTCGGTCCAGTAGGTCCTGTTGGACCTGTATTACCTTGAGGTCCAGTAGGTCCAGTATTTCCTTGTGAACCTGTAGGACCAGTCGGACCTGTTGGACCAGTCGGACCAGTCGGACCAGCTACTGTTGAATCAGCTCCAGTAGGACCGGTGGGTCCAGTAGGACCAGTAGGACCAGTAGGACCAGCTACTGTACTATCCGCACCAGTCGGACCTGTTGGACCAGTAGGACCAGTCGGACCGGTAGGTCCTGTTATCAAATCAGTACCCTCTGCAACACCTGTACTATCGTTAAATTTAAGAACTTTACCTTTGAGATTCACAGTGTCCGGCAAAGCAGCTGATGTGCTGTCAGATGCTGGTCTGAGCAATGCTCTGTCCATTTGCTCTTGCAGCTGCTGCAAGCCGTGTGTGACCTTGTCATAAGCGTTTTCTAGTGTTTCTGCTGGTAAGCTAGAAGCTGCTTGCAAATCAACGCCCTGGGTCAGCTGCACCTGACGTTTCAGTATAACAGTTGTGCCAGCCGGTGGTCTTCTATCTGTGCTATCAAAATGTGCATCAGTTGATGTGCCGGTGTTAAATTTGAACAATATATTGCCGCCAGCATCTGCATTAATGCTGCTTGTAGGTATAATGTAATCTGTATTCAAAGTTTTAGTAACTGTT